CCCGCATGAGCAAATGAGATGAATGCATGCCTGCCTTTCCATGCCCGGATGGCGCAGGTATCAGGCGTGATTGGTCCGCCGTGGTAGTGGATCATGCCGCCCTCCCAATCAGACGTTTGAGTAGGCAGTGTGTCGCAATCAACCCAGCTGCCAGCGATACCAGAATTGCGCATGCGTATCTGTATGCTGGGCAGCTGATTGCCAGCCAACTGAGGCATCCACTCAGCACCCAGGCTAAAGCGCATATCACCAGCACCGCTAAAAAGTCATTTTTCACTGCGACTCTCCCATGTCCGGGATAATCAGTTGACCTGCGACCTCGCGCACGGCCTGACGCAGCATGCGGTAATTTGACCAGCAATCACGGTCGGTCTGTTCCACCAGCTCGATGAACTCCTGAACAGTGCATGGCTTGTCCTGCCTAAAAGCAATCAGCACGCTGGAGAACCGCTGCAACTGCTCTGCCACCACTTCTTGATCATCATGCTGCTCAGATAACCACTGCTTGATCGCCTGGTCGTCCTGGTGTTGCTGGATGAATCGCAGGGCTGACTGGATGGTTTCCTCTGGGACAACTACGTGCTCAGGGTGCTCTACAGAGTCTGCAGCCCACGTGTGTGCATATTTGGACTGAGCGTAGGTGTATTGGGATTTGATTTTGAACGCCGCCTGAATACAGGCCCAGACCTCTACGCCGCTCTTCTCCAGGATTTCATGTTTCAGCAGCGGCAGGTCATCACCCTCGTCGTTCTCCGGCTGATTACCATCTTCAACCTCGCTTTTCAGGTGCTCTCGCGGCTCGCCGTCTTTGGGTGCGGGCCATGTGCGCGCCTTGTTCACACTCAGTTTTAGCTTCATCGCGGCGTTAAGCTCTTCTTCCGTGATGCCTGCTCGACGAATGGCATCCCAAAGCAAAAACTGAAGGTCAGCCCACTCTGAGAGGTCATCTGGCGCGTCCGCTGCTTCCAGCGCTTCTTTCGCTAGGTGCTTGAGGGGACCGATTGGCCCTACATCGCCGAATGTTTCCTGTGACCATGCAGCATGCTCTGCACGGATTTTCTCACGCAGTTTTGCTGGTGAGCTTATGGCTGCAGCTTTGGTCAGTTTTTTCTTGCCGGTGGCTTTGGCCTTTTCCAGTTCCGTTTTTGCTACCCTGCCAGCTGACGCGCCATGTTCACGCACCAGCGCGACCGCAGTGGTGGCGGCAACCTCTTTGTTTTTGACCAGCGCGATCAGCTCATCACCAGACGTCAGCAGCGCCAGATGATTTTCAACGTCAGTGATCGACCGTTTCACTTTTTTGGCAATCTGAGCCGGTTCCCAGCCCTGATTAATCAGGCGTTGATATGCCGCTGCTCGTTCCAGTGGTTCAAGTGCGCGCCCCTGACTGGATGTGACCATGAACGCGATGCGGTCAGCCTCACTGCCCACGAAATCTTTGCATTCCAGACGGATGTCATAACCGGCCTCCTGCGCCAGTTTTGCGCCGTAGTAACGGTGATGGCCATCGATGATTTTTATTCCCTGTTCCGTTACCTGCACAGCCAGCGCAGGTACCTGCTCACCAGCCATGTATGCATCACGGAATTCTTCTACGTGGGCCTGATCGATTTCCCTGACGTTATACCCTGGCTCGACATATAGCCTGTCGACGCTCATCAGGTAGGTTTTGCGGGTTGTAAAATCTGTATCTTTTTTGGTTTTCTTGTCGTAAAGCTTGGATAAAGTAGTCATTTTTGAAATCCCTTAATATCCGCGAAACCCTTCCGGGATGGCGTAATCGACTGGTGAAATGTCTGTGACTGACCGCTGAACCGGACCGAGCCGGACCACTAGCTCATCCCATTTTTCGCGGAGTTTTGCAGGGCTGAGGATGTTCCGGCACCAGAACGGATCGTTCTGAACGCGTTTGAACATCTTGCAAATCTGGAAGTGTGTGCGCTGGTCCTGTGAGCACATCAGGCGCACGTCATTCGCCCACGCAGCCCAGTTCGGCTCTTTGGGCCTTGCCAGTTCGCCGTCAACCTCTGCCGCTTTCTCGTAGAGGTGTGTGATCTGCCCCCAGATCCATTCCGCGCACTTCAAGTCCTCATGACTGCCCCACTGGCGTTTCTTCTCGCTGTAAACCACCGCGTCGGGAAAACGTGCCAGGAATTGATCGGGGTTATCCACCGGCGAGTCGTCCGGTGCCGAAGCGTCCGGACAAGAGGGGTTTTTATCTAATGGATCATGTTTTGATCTTACTGACGGATCGTCGCCAGATTCTGGGGGGTGAAAACCCGTTTTCTGGCCGGATTTTGACAGGTGAAAATTTGACGCATCAAAATTTGGTGCATCAGATTTTGACGTGTCAGATTTTGATGTGTCAGATTCTGACGCATCAGATTCTGGCTGGTGAACAGCAGCGGCTTCGCGCAGTTTCCTGACGTTTAGCTGATACATGTTCGAGGTGTTGCGGTTGCCCTTACGCCGTGGCGTACTGTTCAGCCAGCCATCAGCCTCCAGCTTGCGTATTGAGGTGCGTACAGTGCTTGGACCAGCCCCAATCTGCCGGGCGATTGTGGCAATCGACGGCCAGCAAACCCCCTCATCACTTGAGAAATCAGCCAAGCGCGCCATGATGGCCACGCTGGTGATTTTCATGCCTGACGCCGCGCAACCGTCCCAGACGTATGCAGACAATTTCACGCTCATCCAACTCTCCTGAACTTCTGGCCCCACAGATTGCGGGGCTGGACGCAGACATGCGGATAGCCTGGACGCCTGAACAGCACCCTGTTATTCGCTACATCAACGCCAATGGTTTCAACAATCACACCGCGTGGGTCGGCATAGCGCGCAACCCACGGCTGAATAATCTCGTCTGATGGCTGGGGCATTTAGCCCCCTGATTTACGTAATGTCTGGAGGTGCTCACCCACAGCCCACTCCACAAAACTGTGGTTAACGGTGTGATGGCCATCAGGTAAATTGAGCGCGTAACGAAATGGCTGCTTACTGCTCCCGCCAGTCATTGGCAGGCAGCGGAATTGCGGATAGTTTCGGGATCTGTTTAAATTGTTCACGCGATTATTTCTCCACACTAATTGATGTAGTCGCCGAAGGCGCTGGGCTGCAACCCGGCGCTTTCACTTTTCTGAAGCACAGAAAACTTTGTAAACCAGCGTTGTATGCTCCTGTAATTTCGTAATGGCACGGTGTAGCTCCTCGTCAATCAATTCGCGCTCATGCGGCTCTACCACTCCATCCTCAATAGCTGCCCTTACCTGCTGTGAATAACGGGTGATCTGCTCTATAGCCTCCAGCAGTCGCTGATTGATATCGCCGTAATCCACCTCCTCAACATCTGGTAATGGCACGAACACGCCGCCAGAGGTTTTCGCTATGGCTGTTGCGATGTGATGACTGCCAGCTGCATGCTGTAACAGTAGAGACCAGCCAATCGGGAATAACTGGTCACCACCAGCGCGCAGCCGGTTGAAAATGGCATCCTCAGTTACGTCCAGAATTTCAGCAGCTTCAGCATATCCACCAGACAGACCGGCGACAGTTTTTCGGATCGCCTTAATCATCCATGCTGGCTGCCGCTCAGCTTTCCATTTCGGTTCATTACCCACGGCTCAACTCCTCCAGTCGTGGTTCGAAAAGCGGCACCAGTTCGGGATAATCACTAGCCTCGAACCTAAGTTCGTTTTTTGTAATTTCGGAAATCAGCAGCGCAAATTTCCACGGGATTGGGTCCGACCACCCGCTAACGCTGGATTTAGCGATGTTTAGATATCGCGCTGTTGCTGTAACTCCACCGTAATAATTCAACACCTCAGATTTATTCATAACCCTCTCATCCGTAAAAGCGAACTCAGTGAGTTTAAGTGAACGGAGGCTAGTTGGTCAATAATTCAAACACTAATAGTTCAGAAAAGCGGACGGCAATGAAGCAGCAATTTCAAACCATCAGTGATCGTATTGTGAGTAGAATGCAGGAACTCAATCTGCGCAGTAGGGATCTCGTAGCTGGAACCGGAGCGTCAAAAAGCACCGTAAGCCAGTGGGTCAATGGCAACAATAACCCTTCTGCAACACATATTCCCAAATTGGCTAGCATTCTCAACGTAACGGAAACTTGGTTAATAAATGGCGGGAACTACTCACAAAGAGGTAACAGAAATGAGATGGATCAAAGGCCAATCCAGAAAATCCCTCTAATCTCGCTATCGCAGGCGGGGGACTGGAGAAATCTAATGATTCAAAACCCCAAATTTTCA